GCACACCCCTGTCGCCGCTGTACGCGTTGCCGCCGTAGAGGCTCCCGTCCGAGTTCACGTAGCGGACGAAGGAGGTCCCGGAACTCTTCGGGGTCCCGTCCGGCGTGATGAGCCAGCGCCAATGCTCCGGCGCGGGGTGCAGATCGCGGGTCTGCCGGTACTCATCGGCGGTGAGCATCGTTACCTTGTCCAGACAGTTTCCATAGTCCCGGAGGCCGTCATCGGCGGTCAGGTCGCGGTAGGTGGGGACGATGGCGTCTTTCAGGCCGGGGCATTCAGCGATGAGCTTATCCAGGAACTCGCCGTTGAGCTGCTTCCGCAGGCTCGCCTTGTTCCAGTCGTTGCAGTCGTTCTCATCAAAGGGGGCCTGGAAGACGTCTTCGGTTGCCTCGCAGAAGTGGAGATCAGAACAGTCCGGCGTCGGCGCCGGGGTAGTCCGCAGCACAATCCAGTCCAGACCGGCCACGTGGAACACGTCTCCGTACTTGAAAGTCCTCTTTTGCTCTTGCATGGTAAATTCCTCCTGATTTTTATTTCCCCGGCTTCTGGCCGTGGGTTGTCTGTGGTGGCTTGACCTGTCCGCACCGGGTCGGGTGGTTCAAGCAGGGGTTCTTGCAGGTCCCGTTGTTTGCGGGGTTATATCCGCAATCGGCGCAGCAGATGTTACCGTGCCGCCGGTCGCAGTTGAAGATATTGCATCGGCGTGGAGCCGTCTTACTCATAGCTCATCACCTACACATTCTGGAACCTGTTTGAACAGTTCACGTTATTGCAAAACCTTTCTGTCCCGATTACCCGTAGCGGCTGCCCGCAGTATTGGCAGAAATTACCCGGTTGGCGGGGTGGGCTATCATCCGCATGAGTTCCCCCGTACCTCATGCGGTTTACCATACACATCACGGACCCCGGCTCAGCCGCCGCGATGCAATGGTCCTTTGCCTTGCAGTTGAAGCATTCCGGCATACGCATTACCTCCCAAAGTAGATACCGCAGTCCTCGCAGTAGATGACGTCGGCTCCCTGTTCAAATTCGGCTTGGTAGATGTACCCCTGCCCGTAAAGGTCTGAGTGCTCGCCGCTCAGGACGTCCCGTGCAGTCTCCCAGGCCCGCGCAACGGCGTGGGCCTCTCCGGGGTTTTCGGCCCGGTCCGGCCACACTACGCCGGTCCAGTAGAAGCGCCCGTACTGCCGGTAGGCCGTGAGCACTTCCTCCACGGTGTCCGGGAAGCGGTCATCCTCCATCCGGTTCAGGATGACGTCGCCCACACGATGGCGGCACAGGTCGCAGCAGGCGTCGCCGCCCGCCTCCTGGTAGATCGCGCAGGCCAGCATCTCAACCTCTTCCTCGGTCCATCCGGGATAGGGCGAGACGGTGGGGACCGGCGATGCGGTGAGGGTAGGCGTCGGGTCCACCGTCAGGACCGGAAGCTCCATCGCGTCCGCAGGCTCAGCAAAGGCCGCGCCTCTGGCCTGCCCCGGCGTAAACAGGGCGCTCACAAACACCAGGGCGCACAGGGCGCCGCAGGCAAGGGTTATCGTCCGTTCTTTCACTTGTTCCATCCTCTCCGTTCATAGAATTTTTCTTCGTTCTCGTAGGCTTCCTCTACGGTTTTAATGCCACAGTCCCTAAGATTTCGCATGACGCTCTCAATGTACCCCCAAAAGAGCTTCCCGCGCTTCCGGCCCTGTTCAAAGGCGTAGCCCAGCAGCTCCTTGTTTTCCTCCGGGAACGATATAGACCACTCATCTGTTTCCTCATCATGGTACTGGACCATGATCTGGAAGAACGTCCGTTTCTCATCGTATGGCCCAGGTGTCTTGCCGGGGAAGAACTCTGCCCACAGGTGGGCGGTGGTCTCCGCAAGCTCCACCCCCAGGGCCTCCGTGTAGCCGAAATAGCTTGTCGGGTCCTCTTTGAACTCTGCCAGGAAGTCTCCCTCCAGGTCATCCGGGGGCGGCTGCCAGCCCTCCATCTCTTCCACTGAGCGGAGATGGTAGGTGCTGGGCCGCCCCTTGATGCCTGGGGTGAAGTCCAGATAGCCGCCGTCTATAAGCTCCTGTCGGGCCGCTATGGTGGTGGTCCTTGATTTGGTGTTTATCATCGCGCATAGCCTACTGTTGTCCAGGGCGAAGTGCTCCGGCCAGCGCAGGCTATTGGCTAAATCCATCAGCTTGTACCATAGGAGCTGCGCGGCCATGGATAGAGGGGTCCGCCTCATGCGGTTGGCGAAAGCTCGGTGCTCCATGATGTACCTCAGGCGGACCCCTCCTTTCCGTGGATTTGAGGCCGCCCGGCCTCATGGGTTTCACTCCATCGTTACAGAGCTACCGTCTTCGCCGCCGGTCACGATGATATTTTGACTGAACCGCGCTTTCATGGTCGGGTCATGGGAGATAGCCAAAATCCGCATATTGGGGTTTCTGGCTGCCATGTTCACCAGCGCGTCCGCGTAAGCCTCCGTCCCGTCCGCGTCCAGGAAGGGCGGCTCGTCGATGAAGAGCATACCGAGCTGGACGCCCGCCCGCCGCGCCTTGACGTCGGCCAGGCCCAGGGTGACGGCCAGGGCAATCTTAACCTTTTCGCCGCCGCTGTGGGACTGATAGGGCCGGTTCCCGCCGGTGATGGTGTTAATCCAGACCTCCAGGCTGTTGACTACCGTTTTCGTGCTCTTCTGCTCGCGCTCGGTGCGGATGTCAACGGCCATGCGCCCGCCGGTCATGGCGGCCAGGATGTCGTTGCTCTGCCTCATAATCTCCGGGACTACGCCCCGGATAATCATGTACTGAATACCGTCCAGACCAAAGGCTTGAGTGAGCACCGTGTAGTCATTCAGGGTGGCCGCCGCGTCCTCGATGTCCCGCCGGAGCTTTGCCGTCTGCGCCTCAGCCTCGGAGATCGCCTCCAGCTTGGCCTTGATGACCCCGCGCTGGGTGGCAAATTCAGTGAGGCTCTTCCGGCGGCTCTCCAGGGCGGCCCGCAGGCCCTTAACGTCCCCAGGCGCTTTCGGCGCTCGCTGCCGGATGTCCTCGGCCTCCTGGTGCGCGGTGATGACTTTCTGTGTCAGCTCCGCAATCTCCAGGCGCAGGCGCTCAAGCTGCGGCTCCAGGGCGTCGGCGGTCGCGCCAGCCGCTTGGCAGTCGGCCAGATGTCCGGCGATGGGTTCATCGTCTTCAATGCTCTTCTGCGCGGCCTGGTACTCGATGACCGCCAGCCCCAGGGCCTCCCGCTCCGCGTCAATCTTCACAGTCCGCTCCTTGGCGTCCTGGGCGGTCTGCTCGGCGGCCTGGATGGAGGCGGTGATTTCCTCCAGCTTCGCTTCTGCCGCCGCGATCTGCGGTGCGATGGCGGTCATGGTCCGGTAGGTATGCTCCTTGGCCTCCAGCTCTGCCAGGTCCCCCGACGGATTGCCCAGGGCCTCATGCGCTGCCAGGGCTTCTTCATAGGCTTTCGTCAGCTCTTCATACCGGGCGCGGTCCTCTGCTTTCATGGTCTCCAGGGAGTAGGACAGCTCAGGGATGGCGGCCTGAGCCGCCACAGCGGACACCAGGAACTTGCAAGTAGCGGTCTCCGGCACGGGGCAACCGCTGTCGGCCAGCTTCCCGGCCTCGGCCTGAGCCGCCGCAAGGCGGGATTGCAGCTCCCCGATGCGGACCCGACTGTCTGCCAGGTGCTTGTCCTTGGCCTCCCGTGCGGCCAGCAGCGCCTTGGTGGTCTCAAAGGACTTGGCAAGCCGCTCCTGAGCCTCCGTTTTCTCCGGGGCCAGGGCGTCAAGCGCGGCCTGGGCCGCCTCCACGTCCGGCTTTCTGCCGATGATGTCCTGATACTGCCGGAGCTTCCTCCGGGCCGCCTCCGCGTCCAGCTCCGCCTTGCCGATTGCTTCCCGGAGGCGGGCCAGTTCTTTCAGCAGCTCCTTGTCCCGGTCCACCTTGGGGGAGAGGTCCTGGAGCTTGGCCCGTGCCGCCTTGACCCTCTCAGCGGCGTCCTGGGCGTCTCTGAGGCCGTTTGCAAGGCGGCGGGCGTCCTGGTATTGGCCCTCCAGCTTCTCCAGCTCCAGGGCCTTTCTGTCGCGCTCCCGGTCATATTCCTTGGCCTGGGCGTCCTTGTCCTCGGCCTGCCGTATCACTTCGGCAAGCAGGGCCTCGGCACTCTCCAGCGCCCGGAGGTCCGCCTCGCCGGATGCTACGTCATGGACAGCTTCGTCCATCTCTTCGGACAGCACCATGTCTTCACCAAGCAACTCATCCTTTTCGCTGATCTGCTCGCCCAGGACGTTGATGCGCTCCTTGAGGGCGGCGATGGCGCGGCGCTGCTCCGTAGCGGACGCCTTGGCGATGTCCTCCATCCTGCCGTAGATGTCCAGGCCCAGGAGCGCGGACAGGACCTCCATGCGCCGGTCGCTGTCGGCGTCCAGGAAGAGGCCGTAGGCGTCCTGCCGGATGAGGGCGATACTGCAAAAGGTATTGCAGTCCATACCGAGCAGCCGCTCAATGCGGGCCTGGGTCAGCTTCATGGTGGTGTCGCTCTCATCTGCCCAGGCGTCCCCCTCCGGGTTCCACCGCTGGAGGGCCAGAGTACCGCGCCCGCTCTTGGTCCTGGTGCGGATGACCCGGTAGTCCTGCCCGCCCAGGGCAAAGGTAAAGGTGATGCTGCCGCTCTTCGTCCCGTCGCGGACCCAGCCTCCGATGTCCTCTTTCCGGGTCTGCTCGTAGAGGCAGTCCGCGATAGCGTCCATGAAGAGGGAGGACTTTCCGACACCGTTCTGGCCGTTCACCATCGCCATGTGTACCGGGGAGAAGTCAAAGGCCGCCTCCGTGTAGCTCCGGTAGTTCTTGACCTCAATCGTCCGGGGCATAAAGGCTCCGGCGTGTTTGCTGTCCTCTCGCCCATCGTCGGCCTGCTTGATGATCGGCGCGGCCAGCTCCATGAGGCGGGCCGCTTTCTCGCCGGTGATGTCGTTGGTCTCCAGCCAGCGTGACAGGCACTCGGCGGGACCGTCGTGCTCCGTGAGCTGGTCCTTGGCGTCCAGGGCCTCCACGTCATCCGGGATAATCTCGGCCACATAAAACGCGTCGGCGTCCATCAGGCGCTTTTGCAGCTCGGCCCGGTTAAAGGCTTTTTCCTGCTCCAGTGTGCAGGAATACCGGACCCGGACCACGCGCCCCTCCACGTCCCCAGGATTGAGGGTGCCGCTGGAGATGAAGTCTGCCACGTCCTGCTGCTTCATCGTCACCGTCCGGTGCGCTCGCTCCGGGGTGCGTTGGAACTCAGAGACAACGCTCCGGTCCCCGTCTGAAAGCTGGTGCAGCCAGAAGCCGTGAGCGGTCCCCTCATCGTTGAAAGTGAGCTGGTTCACGCTCCCGCAGTAGTAGGCCGGTGTAGTGGAGCTGAGGCGCTGGGGCTTGTGGATGTGGCCGAAACAGGCCAGGTCCACGCCCGCCGCGTCGATGGTAGCCGGGAGGACCACCACGTCCTGTCCGGCAAGGAACGTGCTGCCGTTGTCTGCCTCGCTCCCGCTTACCGTGTAGTGGGCCGTGAGAATGGAGGGGAGGCTCCTGTCCAGCTCCGTAGCCAGCCCCAGGATGATGTCGTTGACAAGGGCGGTGGCGTTCCGGTTCTCCGTCTCCTTGTCAGCGCCGGGGCAGAAGAGGCGCAGCCGCGCCTTGTCGAAGCCGGGGACAGCCATGATTTGGACCGGCCCCTCCGATGTCACCAGGCGCTCCACCCTCGGCTCGGTGTAAATGTGTAGGTTCTTGAGGTCGGGCGTCGCCTTGCGGATAACCTCAAAGGCGCGGGGGTTATCATGGTTCATCGTGCCGAACAGCAGCACCACCGCGTCGCTGTACTCGCACAGGGGGACGATGAAGCGGGAAATGGCGTCGTTGACGTCATCCAGGGCGGTGTCGGCCCACACGCGGGACCGATTGAAGAGATCGCCCGCGATGATGGTCACGGTCGGCCCCTCCGTCCGAGCCTTGTTCACGATGGCGTCCATGCACCGCAAGGTGTCTTGACGGCGCAGATTTGCGCCGTCCTTGGTGGGGCCTGCCAGGTCCCCCAGGTGAATGTCGCCGGTGTGCAGTATCTTAATCATGGCCTTTCGCCTCCTCATCCTCTCGCTTCTGCGCCCTCGCGCCGTCCAGGTAGGCCGCCCAATAGCGGGCATCGTCAAGGTTGTAGCCGCTCTCTTCCTCCAGCCGCTTTTCCGCGAACTCAATAACCGTCATCTCCGCGCTCCTTTCATCTTCTCCTGACACTCAGGGCAGAGGACCCGCCCATAGGTGCGCTGACTATACCCGGCGATGTCCTCCGGGGTCCACTTGCGGCCATTCCTGCTCTGACCGCCGGTAATCTCCCGGCGGCACTCCGCACAGAACACGCCCTGCGGCTCCGGGTCTGCCCAATCCGGGACCCCGCCGTACTCCGGCGATCCGCTCCAGCTATCCTCCGGCTCTTCCGGTGCCTCATCCCAGGGCATAGGCCCCTCATCCTCATAGGGGGTGACGGTCTCGGCGGCCTGCGCCGCTGGGAGGCTCGCCCTGGACGCCTGGGTGGGCATCTCAAAGAGCATACCCATCGACTGGAGGTAGTTGCTCGCCACGGCCTGCTTGATTTCCGGGGCGTCCAGGTTGGGGACCACGCGGGCCACGATAAAGGGCTTTTTCAATTCCTCATAGGCGTAGGTCCCGGCCAGGCCCAGGGCGGCCCGGATAGCCCGCATAAAGGCTTTGCTCTCAGCCATGGCGGTGCGGTGGGGGAGGAAGCGCCGGAACTGCTGACCGTTGGCTCCGTCTTTCATCCCGGCGGCCTCCAGGGTGCAGTCAATCTCCTTGGTGGCTTTCATCAGCCGGAAGCCGCCGGACGGCTCCGGGACCCGGATAGTCACGGTGACAGCTACGTCATGGACGTGCTCACAGGTGCCGCATACCCTGGGCTTTCCGGTGGCCCGTGCCATTTCAATGCACCGCTGGCAGCCCTCGGTCCGCTCGGTGGCGGTGTCCACGATGCTGATGTTGGCCGCCGCAGCCAGCTTCATGCCGCCTACCTTGGTGATGGCAAAGGCGCTGCTGGACTTCTCGTAGTAGATGTCCTTGCTCGGCCCCCGGTTGGAGCTGTCCTGCCGGACGTCGAGCTGGACCTCGGAGACGGTGATCCGCTGGAGGTTGCTCGCTACCTGCATGGTGGTGACGGGGACCAGGACGGTGTACTTGTCCTTGGGTTACTTGTTGGGTTGGACGATTGCATTTTCCATATTGGGTAATCTCCTTTCGGCTTGACAGGGCCGGTAGGGATGTGCTACAATAACTCCAGGTTAGTTATTTTCGCGCTTGGCCGCTTCCCGTTGCACCGGGGGCGGCCTTTTCCTTTCCCAAGCCAATCAAGATGATGTCGTTGATGCTCTCTTCCAGCTTCCGCAGGAAGTCCAGGGCCTCCATGAAGTCGGTCCGCTCGGAGGCGTCTATCACGCCGTCAAAGGCGATTTCCTCCAGGCGGTCGGCCACGTCTTGGCCGTCCTCGATGAGCCGCCGGACCCTGAGCGTCGCATGGGCAAGGGGGCGGTCGGTGGCCGTTCTCCCGATTGCCCGCCCTACCGGACAGGTAGCGCAATACCTGGGTAGGATGTCCGGGCTTTGGTAGCACTCCGCATAGACCAGGGCGTCTTCCGGCTCCATCTCCACGTCGCCGCGCTCATGGCGGCCTATGGTCTCCGGCGAAAACGGAACAACAGTCGAGGCCGTTCCACGGCTGACAAATCCAGCCCTCATCCTTGCCTCCCGCAGATACGCGGGGGGCTTTTTTGTTGCTGTGATAGCCACTCTCATTCACCCGCTTTCTGGTATGATTTTGGTAGATGGTTCAGACCTGGGGCGCGATGCACTTCAACCGGCGGGCGGCTCTCATGGCGTTGTCGGTCAACTGCCGCTGCCATGCGCCCTGCGACGGCGCCCACCGGAAGCCCTCTCCCTTGAGTTCGGTTCGGACGTCCGCGTCGGGTTTCCCATCGAAGATGACCTGGAGGCGGTTCTCCGTGGTGTTCACCACGACCCGGCCCCCGTCAAACTCCCAGCCCTCCGGGGTGCTCTCGGTCCGCTTCTTGAGTTCTGCGATCCGGCCACGGATGCGCCGGATATTGGCGTTGTTGTTCTGGAGCGCGTAGGCCGGATAACCGATGCGCCCGCAGAAGTCCGGCTCTCTGAGCTTGGCGATGTCCTCCGGGGTGTAGCCCAGCTCCGCGAGCTTGGCGTCTCCCTTGGCCGGGTCTTTCATACGGATGGCGGCGTTGGCCGCTTTCATCATCTCCTGGTGCTTCTCCAGGGCGGCAAGCTTCGCCTCCAGCTTCTCCACGGCCTGCGGGTCATCGGAGCTGATACCGCCGGTGCCGACGCTGCGGATTTTATCAAGCAAACCCTGGATGTAGTTCCACTCTTCCAGGTTGCGGTCTCTGGCCGCGTTCTGCTTCTCTTTCTTGCGGACCGGGAAGTTGCCGCCGCCGGAGATCAGGATGGAGGGGCAGCGGGCCTCGATGGAGTAACTGGCGTTCATGTTCTCGGCCAGCTTGCGGCAGTAGGTCTCCAGCAGCCGGTCGATTTTCTCATGGTACATGGGGTCCACGCGCTGCTTCTGGCGCTCGGCCAGCTCGGTAGCCGCGTCCACCATACGGCGGTACTCGGCGGTCGCGCTCCCGGCCTTGTAGTCCCGGAAGCTGTTCATGTCGTTGGCGCGGCGGGCGGCCTCTTCGTTGATGGTATGGTAGCTCATTTCCTCGCGGCTCCTTTCTTGGTCTTCACAATGCAGATCAGGGCGTCCGAGCGCCACACATCGTAGATGTCCTGGAGCTTGTTGGTGTTGCGGTAGTTCCGCATACTGTCATAGCGCTTCTTGGCCTCTTCCGGGGTATCGTACTCAAAGACCATGTTCTTTTTCTCGCTGTCCGCGAGGAAGACCTTGAGCGCGGCTGTCTCTTCACTGTCCTTGCGAGCGTTCTTCCGCTGGGGGAGCACTTGCAGGTTGTAGGTTATTTTCACGCTTATTCCTCCTATGCCGAGTACACAAGATGGTCCTCGGTGATGATGTCTGCCCAGGTCATACCGTCCGTACCTGGGATGGGGTCATCCAGGCTCACCGTCTTAATGCGCCTGGATTGCTTGTGCTGCTCATGCCCGATTGCACTCCGCATGGCAGCGCAGGCGATGGTGGTAAACTCATAGCGGTAAAGGTCCGGGCGGGCGAACCACCGTTTCACGGCCAGCAGATAGCCGAAGACGGCAACGTCGAGGTATTCATCCACCGGGAGGCCCCGATGTCTGACGTACCACTCTACAAGCCGGTAATGCTGCTCGGCTACGCTCCGTTCCGCCGGAGACAGGGGTGTGAGAGTTTGACGCCTGCACATAGTACCCCCGCAGCTTTGCTTCATCGCTCCGGCCCCCTCTCAGCAGTAGATCGGGTCCCTGCCGCGGGGGACGGTCTCGCCCTGGAAGCAGCAGCCGCAGAACTGCCAGATACCGTTAGGCCACGTTCCGGCCACACGCTTGAACGTGTAGTAGGTGGGACGGAGCCGCCCGGTCTCCGGGTCCTCCCGGTGGGAGTACGGCTCACCCATCTGAGCGCACCGGGCGCTCATCGAGGCCGGAGGCAGACAGTCCATGGCGTCATCCACAACGGCCTGCTCCACATAGTCGCCTATCTCTGCCTTGGAGTAGTCGAAGTTCTCCTGGGTGAAGATCGGCTTACCGTCGTACTCGGTCGGAGCGTCGGCGCGGTCGCACTTGTAGGTCCACATGATTTTTTCTCCTTTCCTTGGCCGGTCCAGGTTCTCAGCTCCCAGCCGGTGAATACTAAGATTGCCGCGCTCGCAGGGATTGAAAAGGCCCCGGCGGTCTGGATTTGAAGCTGAATGACATCAATCATCAGCAGAATGAGGCGGGCCGTCACCATGGCCGCAAGGCAGAGGATGGATAGCCGGTAGTAGCTCCGGGCGTAGGCCCGGCGTCTCTTGCGCTTCTCCACGGCTACGCCCCCCGTCTCACGGGCGCGTTCAGCTCATCCAGGCCGTAGCGCTCATGGAAATACCGCTTGATGACGCGCCCGTCACAGGTGCATTTGCCCTGGTCCTCCAGCTCGCGGTTGAGGCTCTTGATGACCTTGTAGCTCTTGGACTTGGAGTAGCCCAAAATCCGCATCACGTCCTCCACGAAGTAGAACATATCGCGGGCGGTCTTGAGGGGCTTCGTCGCCATGGGTCATGCCTCCTTTTGCTCGTAGTTCGCCATGTACTCCCGGACAATGGGGATGAGCTGGTGGCCCGCACAGCGGCCCGTGGTGGTCTCGATCAGCGTCGTGTACTTGACGCCGGACCGCTCGGCCAGCTCTTTCACCGTCATTCCGGTCTGTGCGGTGAAGAGCCGGACCTCAATGCCGAAGTCGGTCTTCGGCTTAACTCGGTTTGCCGTTCTCATGCTTGGTTCCTCCTTGTGTCTAATTTATACGGCTTGTTTTTTGGGTGGTTTTGGTATATACTGTTACCAGGTGTCCCGGCGCGGAATGAAGATAAAATCTCCATCTACCGGGTCGCAGGGTTCACCGTCAAAGGCGTTGCCCTGCTTGGTGCAGATGTCCGGTTTCCGGCCAGCTCGCGGGTCCACGTCCACCAGGAGGCGGCCCGTTCCGTCATCGTAGACCGGGCGGCTCCAGCTATCTCGGCCACGGTGGAAGATGGGCAGCAGTCCGCAAGTGTGGGGGTGGTAGGCCACGCCCACGGCGTTCTCCAGCTTTCCAGCCGGCGTCCCGTAGATGCTTTCCCCGTTGGGGGTCAGCAGGGACAGCATCTCCGACATCGCGGCCCCGTCCCGGACGTGCCAGTAGGTGATCGGGGCGGCGTCGCAAACGACGCTGCGCCCTCCCGACCGGATGCGGATGACTTCGCACCCACAGTTCTTGCACTTCATCGGTATCAACCTCCAATCGCGGCCCGCTCCGGCGCACCGGACAGGCGAGTTGTCGGGTCAAATTGCTTGCCGTCCTGGTAGCCCAGGGCGCGGTAGGCGTCGCGCCAGCCGCCGGTCTTCTCCTTGCCGAAAGATGTCTTCTTGCCCATGTCGGCCATGTTGTCATCTACGGCCTTGGGGACCACCATCACAAGGCCCCATTCCTGGTGCTCTTCTTCCTGCTCGCGGAAAGCAGCCGCCACGCCACGGGTGAAGCCCCATCCGTAGGCGTTGCACTTCTCACGGTAGGTCCCGGACGGGTCGCTGGGGTCCCGCTTGATGTTGGCCTTGATGGAGGCCATCACGCAGTCGTAGGCGTAGAGGAAAATCCTCTTTGCAATCTCGAAGTCCTCTTCCAGCCCCACCAGGCCAATCCTGTTCGTCTTGCAGCCAGCGCCCCGGTTCCGGTAGGCCCGGCAGCAGTAGTGCTCCGCGATGATAGCGGAGAGGGAGACGGCCCAGGGGTTCGTCATAGCGGTGCAAGTGACGTCCAGGACCTCCCGGATGACTTTCACCTTGTCGGCCTTAACGACCTCTTCCGGCCTGAGCTTGTGCTCAGCCATGAGTTCGCGGGCCTTGAGCAGCGCGGCCTTGGCCTCGTTCTCATTCGGGCTTTCTTCCAGGGCCAGCAGCTTAGCGATTTTGTCCTTGATGTTGGTTGCCATTTGGTTAGCTCCTTTCGCACTTGGCCGCCGTTGCACCGGCGGTTTACGGCCTCTTGGTGTTGTAGTCCTTGAGCCTGATTTGGAGGGTGATTTCCTGCTTCCCGATGACCGCATACTCCAGGCGGGCTTCCAGAACTCCGGGGGACCCGTGCAGCTCCAGCCACCGCAGGCTCTTTGCGGTTCCGATGGTCTTAGGTCCCTCCTTGACGGTCACGGGAATATCATCGCTCGCCGCTCCGATGCAGCAGAGGAAAGACAGGACGCTTAGCCTCTTAGCCAACTTCATTCTCTCCTTTCAGCCATTCCAGGCACTCGGCCTTGGTTCCAAACTCTTCCGTCCAGGCATGGCCAGTGCTGTTGTCAATCCCGGTCCAGGTGCCGCCGGCCTCTCCCACCAGGAAGAGGCCCAGCGGCTCATACCGCCCGGTCTCAAAGCCGGAGGCCAGCAGATCGGCGGCCTCGGCCTGGGTGATTTCCTGCGGCTCCATGGCGTCTACTCCTTGTGGGCCGCCCGGTACGCCCGGTTCCGGGCGGTGAGGGCCTGGAAGAACTGCTTGCCGTTCTCAATCCCGCCCAGAATGCAGTCAAGCTCCCGCTCACAGGCCGCCTGCTTGTCTGCGTCGCCGCTCAGAAAGTGGGCCGCGATTTCGGCGTCCAGCTCGCACAGCCGCATTTCCGTTTCATAGTCAATCTCGGTGCTGCTCAAGGAGTAGATGTCGGTCTCAGTGACATCCACCCACCGGACGCCCTTGTAGACCTTGCCGGTAAACCGGGTGACGATACCGTCAATCTCGGCTTCCTGTTCCTGCATAGCCTTGTTGACCGCGCAGCAGGCGAAGCTATTTTCCATGCCGCTGTCCCGCATGGCCTCGCAAGCGCCGATGAGCTGCTGGTAGCAGTTCCAGGCGATGCGCCGGTCATCATGGGTTTCCTCGAAGCTCTTGAGGATGTCCGCGTACTTGTGGGTGAGGACTTCGCGGTGCAGATCGTACTTGTTGTGTTCCATAGGTCAGTTATCCTTTCCGCCGGTTGCACCCGGCCTTGTGGCTTCGGGATGGTCCAGAGGTTGCCGTTCGTACCGCCGTTACCGCCTGCCGGTCATCCCCGGAGCTATGCCCGCTTCCGACCCGGCTTTCACTGCCGCTTCCTGTTTTATCCTCTGGCCCGTTCCCTGGGCCGTTTGTTTTTGGGTTTTTACCTTATTCCTTTGGCTTGATTATATTATACCACATCTGCGTGTTAAGTCAATAATATTAGCAAGCGAATGTGAGAAAATTTTTACCTTATTTTTTGGGTATTTTGTATTCCAGATTGGAGGTGTCTGAATGACGATTTGCGAGCGACTGTTTGAAGAGCTTGACCGGCGCGGCCTGACGGCCTACGGTCTTTGCCGACACCTCGGAGTGGCTACAAGCGTCACTACTGGATGGAAACAACGTGGGACGGACCCGCCTGCAAAATACGTGGTACGCATTTGCGAGTTTTTGGGGTGCTCAATCAGCTACTTCCTGACCGGCAGCGACACGGAGCCAGAAACAAAAAAATCGCCCGCCCCCGGAATATCCGAGAACGGGCGAGAGATGCTGGAGCTTTACGAGAAGCTGCCGGAACGGGAGCAGATACTCTTGATAGGCCGCCTCCAGGAAATGACCGCGCCCCTGCTTGGCGAGACCAAAAAGAGAGACCAGGCCGAGGCCGCGTCATCCGGCGGGAGGGCCGGGTGATTTACGTCGATTTCACTTAGGAGGTTTTTCTATGTCAGCATTTCAGCCGGACGGCCTCTTTCTCAAGCGGTCGGGAAACGGATATAAGGGCAAGGTCTTGCAGTACAACTCCGCTGCCGTCGTTGATGCTCATGTAGAGCACGGGTATCTTGTGCAATCCTCCATCGAGGATGACCTATCTCGCTTGGGTGTCCAGCGGCTCAAAGAGGCCCTAAAAGGAAAGGGGCTACCCACAAGCGGAAACAAAGGCGCTTTGGTAGATCGCATCCTGGCGGAGTTCGCGGAGAGTGAGATAAGCGCTCTGCCCCTGGAGCCGCGCCTTTTGCTCACGGAATTAGGGGAGGCCGCGGTGGAGCAGTACGAGACCGCCGCTCAGAAAAAGCGCATAGAGCAGGCCCTCCACCTGGCGGACCTGATTTCATCCCAGGCTTTCGCCGCTGCCGCCGCAGAGATACGGCCAGCCGAAGCCACTATCGCAGGGTCCGACGTTCTCCCCGAAGCAATCTTCCGTTACTTTGCGGACGTCGGGAGCACCGACAAGGGCTTTATTGCAGCCGTCGTAGAGAGCGCCATCATGGGCCAGTATCCCCGCGTTGTCATTCCCGACATGGCCTCTATCGGTGTCGAGATTGACGAGGACAAGCTAAACAGCGCTTGCCTCGGATGCGCGTCCTATGCCTCCGCCTTATGCGCAGACCGCCACGGGAGCAAGTACAAGGTCTGCGCCTGCCCGTGCTGCCAGCACATGGACGGGAAGACGTTTTCTCTGGCCGATGCAAAGGTCGGCGTGACGCTTCCACCATTCTCCCTTGAGTGCAGGGCCTTAGTCGTTGCAGATTGATTGTTGAAAACTCTGTGAAAAAGCTGTTGAAAACCAACCTGCCAAAACAGGCACCCAAAAAATGAGGTCTTAATTAGGACCTTATTTTGAAAAATAGGGTCCTAATCAGGACTGAATACCCAAAAAATGAGGTCTTAATCAGGACCCATAATAAGACAGTATGTATATAAGACTTAGTAATAATAATATTCCTCTATGCGCGTGCGCGTGCGCGAATAGAGCGTACATCGGTATTGGAGGTTGTGAACTGTGGAAAACTTGCCTGTCGGCTATCTGAGCTGCCGGAGCTGCGGCTCCATCGAAAACTGCGCGGACCTGGTCTCCGGCCTCTGCCCTGTATGCCGGAGGGGGAGGGCGGCCCACCTTGCCCAGCTCCAGAGCGACTACCAGGAGGCGCTGCAAGCCGGGGACCCCGCCGCCTCTGTGGAGATCGCCCAGCTCATCCGGGACTACCAGCAGTCCGAGGGCGTCCGGCTCAAGAACGTGCCAGGGGCCTACCGGGTCTCCTGAAAAGGGGCTTGTGCGTATTTGGCCCGTGGGAGGCCCTATAAGCGTTTCTCCGCTCCGGGGGTCCTGGTATATTCATAGACCCCCTATCGTGGCTCCTGGGCCGTCCTGCGCCCGCTCTGGCATGAATTTGGGAGACTTCCGAAAGGGTGATTGAAATTCCAGCATACAAAGACGAACTGAGGAACACATGGTACGCGTCGTTTTACTACACCGACTGGCAGGGCAAGCGACGCCTCAAAAAGAAGCGGGGCTTCCAGCGCAAGAAGGACGCCCAGGCGTTTGAGGAAGAGTTCTTGCGGACCCGCGCCCGGAGCTGTGACATGACCTTTCGCTCTTTCGCAGAAATCTACCTGGGGGACATGGAGCCGCGCCTTAAGCGGACCACCATGCAGAACAAGCGGTATCTCATCGAGCACCGGGTCCTCCCGTTCTTCGGGGACCTCCCGCTCAATGAGATCACCCCGGCCCACGTCCGCAAGTGGCAATCGCAGCTTCTCGCGGACAAGGTGGCCCCGACCTATGCAAAGACCATCAACAACCAGCTTTCGGCCATATTCAACTACGCCTGCAAATACTACGGCCTGGGTATCAATCCGGCCCGCCTCGCCGGTAGTGTGGGCAAGAAAGACGCCCAGGAGATGTCATTCTGGACGGTGGAGCAGTTCAACCAATTCATACCCCACGTCAAGAAGCTGCCCGCCCGGACCGGCCTATCGGTTCTGTTCTGGACCGGCCTGCGGATAGGGGAGTTGCTGGCGCTCTGCCCGGAGGACATAGACCTGGAGGCCCGGACCCTTACCGTCCGCCGGAACTTCCAGAGCGTAGAGGGCGAAGAGGTCATAACGGACCCAAAGACCCAGCGAGGCCGCCGGGTGATACCGCTGCCGGAAAAGCTGTGCGATGAGATACGGGCCTATGAGAACGCCCTATACGACCCCCAGCCGGATGACCGGCTCTTTCCGTTCACGAAGCACTACTTCCGGCGGGCGATGCTCAAGGGATGCGCGGAGGCCGGTATGGACCCTATCAGGCTCCATGATCTGCGTCATTCCCACGCAGCCCTGCTCATCCACCTGGGGACGCCTATCCTGCTGGTGAAAGAGCGCCTGGGCCATGAGGACATACAAACGACGCTGCGGACCTATGGACACCTGTACCCCACCACCAGCGATGAAGCAGTCAAAAAGATGGATGATTTGATGCGTTAATGCCAAAGTAATGCCACGGAAACAGAAAAAGCCCCGCAAACCCTTGATTTATCAGGGCTTGCGGGGCTTTTGTACTTTATTCCCACTCGATTGACGGGGGCTGTTTCGCCTTATTTTTCGCGGTATTTCGGTCTATCTGCCTGTCCTGTGTTGCGGTGTTTCTCCGTAGTCTCCACCGCTTTCAGGTGGCGTAATGCCAAAATAATTCCACGCGCAGATTATACCACGGTCAGGTAGGACAGCGCAACCCAGGACGTGATTTCCTTGAGAAGCGCCTCCTGGACGCCCTTGTGGGTGGCGATCTGCTTCACGGTGTACCGGCGGTTCTTTCCGCTCACGTAGTCCGGGACCTTGGCCCCTCTGGAGGTGGTGAGGCCGCCGTAGACGGCTCCGGTCTGGATGGTGACGGTGCTGCCCACCGTCACGGCCTTGGACGCCGTGGAGCCGCTGGCGCCGGTCTTGGTGGCGTAGTCCAGGGAAATCCACCCGGCTCCGCTCTTGAGCTTGCCCCACTTGGAAGCGCCGGTGCCGCTGGCCTCTGCAACGATGGTGTAGACGCCGGGCTTGATAGCGCCCTTACTGCCGTAGTTGGTGCCGGGGCCGGAACGGATATTGAGGTCCGTCGCGGTCACTTTCACCGTGTAGTTTACGGCTGTCTGAGCGCCGCCGGATGCGCCGGCGTCGGCGCTGGGGGTGGTGGTGCTGGAGCCGCCGCCCAGCCGCTTAGTGACCTCAGCGGCAATCTCTCCGTGGAGGTTGTAGAGGTAATCACCGGGGCAAGACTTGTTTGCAAACCAGCGGTGAACAGTCATCACCATCTCCCCGGCCTTGGGGGTGTAGGCGAGGGTCTTCGCCTTGTCACCGAACCAGAGCAGCTTCTTGGCTCCGTTCCGGCGGCAAATATCCGTCACCAGGTCCAGCAGCGCGGCATAAGCCGCCGCCGTGACCTTGTAGGGGGCCTTGTCCTCGCTGGCCGTCTCAATGGTAATGGCGCGGTGGTCGTTGGACCCGCTGGAGGTACACCAGCTCCGGTCCTTTTCCTCCACGCACAGGCCGATGGAGCCGTCATAGCCCACAACGTAGTTGCAGGACGCCTGCTTGCTGGAGGGCTGGAAGACCTCGCACCCGCGCTTGGCGGTCACTTGACCGACGAAACAATGGATGCTGATGGTGTCGATTTTATGATTGCGGGGGCTGTTCTTATTGGGGCTGATGAGGGTATAGGTTGCAAGGCTGCTATTACTCATGGTCGGCTTCCTCCTTGTCCTCCGTGACTTCGGTATCGGTCTCAATGGAGATGCCCTCCAGGGGGATGATGCCCTGGGTCAGCTCATAGACGGCGGCCTCGATGAGCGCGTCAAGCTCATTCTCATCCACGGTGACGCCGCGCTCTTTCAGCCAGGCAATGACGTACTGCTTCTTCTCTTCTCCGCGCCCGCTGCCCTTGAAAATCTGCTCAGCAGCGGAGACGGCGATTTTGACCCAGGCGTTGATTTCCGCCTGCTGGGATGCCGTGGTCTTGGACTTGATGAACGGGATGAGCACACAGGTAACGATGACGCCGATCAGGGCGGCCACAGCTTCGATGATAGGGGTAATGTCGTACATGGTAAATCCTCCTTGTTTTTATCCGAGGGTAGGTCCGCTGGTGTCGGACCCGCCCTCTGTGTTGTTGGTCTGGAATGGGTTTCCGTCAGCGTCAAGCCCATGGCGGTTTCGGCTGACTTTTTCGGTGGTGGATGCCGCCGCATAGCTCACCAGATAGCCGATGCAGGCGGTAAAGATGGTGGTGGTAACATCGCTCGCGGTCTGCTTGTCCAGGTAGGCGAGGACGTAGGAAGCTACGGCGGTGGCCGTGGCAATAAGGACGGCCCACGCAGCGAGCTTCTTTTTGAACTCCCACGGGCGGCGCGTCTTGGCGCGTTTCCCCTCATACTTACCAGCCATAGCGTCCCCCTCAGTCCATCAAGGAGGAAACGCCTTGCCGGGTGAGGAAGTCCTTTTGCTTGTGTTTGATGTCGGCGGCGTAGTCCAGGGCGTCGTGCATATCCCCGTTACAGTGAGCGTCCGGTATGCGCTGGACCGCCCTTGCAGTCGCTTCCCCCAGGGCAATAGCGGCATTGGTCCCCTGGACAATCAGGACGAAGAGGTCCTTTTGGCCCTGCTCCTGTGCCGCCTGTTCCTTTTCCCGCTTGTCAATGCGGCGCTCCAGCCGCCAGATGATAAAGCCCATGATCGCGCTCGGAATACCCATAGCCGCGACAAAGGCAAGCACCATCTGGCCCAGGCTGATATTTACTTCCACTGGTCTCACCCCTTTACTCCGTCACGACCTTGTAGTAGTCGTCCAGGAGCGCCGGGGGCGCCCAATTATCCTGCTTGGTGAAGACGCGCAGGACCTCATACTCCGTGCCGTCGTGGGTGAAATGGTCGCCCACCTGGAACGTGTGATTAGCCTCCAGCTCATCCCAATCCGGGACATCCCCCGGCTCAGGCTCCGGTTCAGGTTCCGGCTCCGGCTCTACCTCTTCGTAGAGCTTGTACTCGGAGGGGACCAGGTGGGGGTAGTGCGGCTCATAGAGCGTGACGCCCGCCTCCTTGATGGGGGTATAGAGCTTCTGGTCCACAGGGTCCCGGCGCACCGCGCCATAAGGGACGTGCTCGCCCCAAATGAAATCCAGGTACACGCCCCGTTCCTCCGGCTCGCTGCGGAGCGGACGGAACAATGTCCGTCCGCCCTCGGTTCCGGGTGCCCAATCTGCCTGCGCCTGGTGCTGCGTGGTGCAGATGTAAAGCTCGCTGTCCGGTCCCACGATAGGCTCATCCTTGAAGATGGTCCCCATGGTGGCGCTCCAGATGCGGGTCCCGTCCGACGCCGCAATGGTTTTCAGATCGGCGTCGGTGTAGTCGCCGCTCTCAAGCTGTCCGGCGCGGATGAGGTTCGCCCGCGCCCGGTTGACATGAAGCTCCGGGAGGCCGGGGCCGCCCAGCTCCACCAGGGCGTCATGGGTGGCAAGGATGGCCGCCCACAGCTCGTAGGTGTCCGCGCTCTTTTCCTGCTTCTGGTAGGCGCGGGCTTCGTCAAGACTTCTCATAGTCACTCCCCCTTAGATGTAGCTCGCGGACAGAGAGTAGCAGGCGATGCTTTCATACCCTCCGACCTTGGTAATCTGGACGCGGACGCCCACGGCAAAGCTGTCCGCAGTCTTCGCGGAATTGCTGAAAATGTGCTTGAGGCCGAGCTGGGCGGTCTCCCAGGTAGGCTCTTCGTCGTTGTAGTTGTTGCAGACCTGGATTGTCACGCCGTCCTCGTGGGCGTTGTAGCGCATGGAGACAAGGATTTTCTGAGCGGCGGCGCTGGTGTCATCCACTTTCCAGTCAAAGTCAATGATGGAGACGGACCGGGTAAAGGTGATGGTGCGGGTGACGCTGTTCCCGGCGCTGTCCGTGACCTTGATAGTCATGGTATGCTGTCCGGTGAGAGAGGCAAACTGCGCCGCCGTGAGCGCAAAGGTGTACTCATGGTTCCGCTGCGCCTCTTCGATGGTCCGAACCTCCCGACCGTCCAGGCTCTCTACGACGGTGAGCGTGTCTCCGGCGTCCCCATCGTTGACCGTGTACTTGAACGAGGGCGGCGTGGTGACTACGCCGAGCTGCTGATCGCTGCCGCTCACTGTCGGGTCTACGTTGTGGGTGACGGTGCGGGTGGGACTGGTGGTATATCCGCTGTACGCAGCCTTGCTGTCCTTGGCCCGGACGCGATACCGGACCGTGTTCATCGCCGTGGTGATCGTGTCGCTGAACTGCGTCGCGGCCCCGTCGTAGATTTTGGACCATGCGCCGTTGTTGTACTGCCGCTCCAGCTCATAGCTTACGGCGTCGCTGTCCGGGTCCACCGACGCCGCCCAGGAGACGGTGAGACCTTTACCGCTCCGCACGTCCTCCGGCACGGTGATGGACGGGGGCGTGGTGGGGGCATTATTCCAGATGATGGTGTAGTACCCCTCGCCGTCCGGTGCATCAGATACCAAGATGTCAGAGGACAGATTCAAAGCCGGGCGCACACCCCCGGAGCCGTCGTACGCGCTGACGCTGTAGAGGCTCCCGACCGAGTACACGAAGCGGACGTTGTTCGCGTTCGACGAATTCGGGGAGCGGAGCCACCAGTACCAGAACTGCGACGCGCTCAAGCTGCCGGTCTGGTACTCGCTGTTGGTCACGGCTTGGGCGGTAGGCTTGCACTGGCGGCTTGCGTTGTCGCTGAACATAGCCAGCTTTGCGCCCTCCGTGACGCCGTTCTCCGCGCCGAGGCCGACCTCTGCCATGGACAGCAGGAAAATCTTGTCCTGGACGGTCTCGGACCCGCCGCCGTCCACGCTGGGCTTTGCGACGGTCAGGGTGGTGGTGAGCAGGGCGGCCAGCATCTCCGCGCCGAAGCCGGTCAGGAAGCCGGATTGTGCGTCGTACTCGTTGTAATTGCTCCAGACGTAGGAATTGGACGGGGGCCGGTCGTAGCTGTGCTGGGCCTGATACCAGCCGGTTCCGCTCTTATTGAGCCACTGGCGGATGTTAGCCAGGGAATAGCGGTTGTTGCCGTAGTTCTGCCGGTCCGAGTTGCCGCCGCTCTCCGTGGCGTCGAAGCAGCAGATTTTGATGATGCTCTCAGCCACAAGGGTTGTGCTGTTGGCGGGGTAGCCCTGGTGGTTCTTGTCACCGATGACCCAGCCGATGGGGACGCCGTAATACTTAGTCTTTGTGTCCCGCACTTTCGCCTTTACGGGTAGGGCGCTGATTTTCTGCGGCATGGTTTGACTTTACACTCCTTTCAAAGATGGAGGCGCAAACCGCGTCGTACTTGGTGATGAGTTCCCGGCATTGGCCGTGGGAAGCATGAGACCTCCAGCTCTGGTAGCTCTCTTCGATCTGCTTCCGGGTCATAGCGCCGTTTTCATACATCACCGCGTATTTCCGCAGCTTGCGCCTCATACGGTCTTTGCTGGAACGCCTAACTTTCCGTATTACCTTTCCGGTGTCGGTCAGGTATGTGTGGAAGCCCAAAAAGTCCAGGCCGTTCCGCAAGGGGAAGATCTGTGTCTTCTGGTTTAGCTCAAGGCCCCTCGGGGCCAAAAGCTGCTCGATTTTCCTCCACGCTTCACGAAGCGCCTCCTTGCTCTCGCAGATGATATAGAAATCATCCATGTAGCGGCCATAGTACCGCATTCGGAGGACTTCTTTGACGTAGTGGTCGAGTTCATTCAGATACAATAGGGCGTACACCTGGGACGATTGATTACCTATGGGGATGCCAACATTACCAGGGGTGCTATCTATGATAGCGTCGGACAAGGCCCGGCTCCGTGGGTCCGTGAGCAGCTTATTGACATCTCGCTTGAGAATGTCGTGCCGGATGCTGGCGAAGTAGAGCCGGACATCCGCTTTCAGGACCCAGCCGTCGGCGCTCCCGTGCTTCCGGTAATACTCCCGCATGAAGTCACGGAGGCGGTCGAGGCCGAAGTGGGTCCCCTTTCCGACTTGGCTCCCGTAGTTATCCAGGATAAAGGGGCGGCTCAGGACGGGGTAAAGGATGTTGTCGCAAAAGGCGTGTTGCACAATTTTGTCCTTGACGCTGTTCGTCTGGATGAGGCGTCGCTTTGGCTCAAAGACGTAGAACTCATGGTAATTTCCAGGCTTGTAGAGACCGTCCCGCAGCTCAGCTTGCAGGACGGTGATCGCCTCCAGAGTGTTCAGCTCCACCTTGGCAACGGCGTCTTTCCATCGCTTACCTTTTCTGGTCGCCCGATACGCCGCATAGAGATTGGCGAAGTCATACACGACTTCAAAATTCTGTTCCATAATAGGCTCCCTACGCCGCTGGTAGCGCCGAAGCTCCAATGGGCGAGCCTCAGCGCGTCGGCGTTATGTGTTTATCCCTGCCCTGTCAGGCCGGGACCGGATACGTCCTCCTTTGATGGTGGGCTTCTGCTTTCTCCCTTTCGGGTTACTCGGTCACGGTATTCCACCGAAGCCGGGCGCACACCCCTGTTGCCGTTGTACGCGTTGTTGTTGTTGAGGCTCCCGTCCGAGTTCACGTAGCGGACGTTGTTCGCGTTCGACGAATTCGGGGAGCGGACAAGGCACACCCAGGGGGATGCACGTACAGGACGCACCCGTGGCCTCTCAAATCATCGCCGTGCGCCGCCGGTCTGAACTTGCTGCCGGAAGCGCTCGGCGTCCTTTTTGCGCCACGACGCGGCAAGGTTCTTTACGTCGGTGGTGAGGCCCGTCCAATACTCACACCGCCTGATGTCGATATACCCCTGCTCCAGAGCTATATCTAGGAAGTTCAGGAAGACCTTGCAGTTGGTCAAGACCTCTTTCTGGAGGTCAAGGCGCGTGTTCATCTCAGCGACGCTCCGAGGGTAAATCTCGTTGGCTGCTATGATGTCATGCAGGATTTGGATTGAGAGGTTCTGCATTCTCTGGCAGAGGGTGAAGCGCACCTTTTTAGGAAACAGCTTAGTGTTGTTCGTGAGCTGCAAGGTATGGTTTACCAGGTCTTTTGCCTTGCAGACGATGGTGAGTTCACCGTGCCGGTTCTGCAAACAGGACACCTCCTTTCACGCAGGGCCTCCAGCTCATCAGCCGGTACGCCGTCCACTTCGAGGACGCCGGGCCGGATGCGGATAGTGACCCTCTGGCCTTTATATCCCAAACCGCAGAGCACAAGCCCCTCCAGGCCCTCGCATGGGCAAGGGGTCTCCAGCTCTGCGATAAGGTTCGGAATAAGACAGCTCGCCTCTTCGGGGCTGCAAAGTAGCCCCGTCATGCTGTGATGGAGCGCCCGGTCTGGCTCCAAACTCCGTCGCGCATGGTGATACCGGCGAGAGTGGCAAAGTCAGCGGTCTTGTTGATGCCTCCGGGCATATCGCCGGACACCAGATCGTTGAGTAGGTCGATGGAGGCCGCATGGTCGCTCAGGGTATTGGCAAGGCCGGAAACGTCGCTGATTTCATGGCTGTGTCCCAGGAGCGCATACTTTTCCAGGTCCACCACGCGGGCCAGGGCGTCCGGGTCGATGATGGCCGAAACGCTTGCCGCCGCTCCCACAATGTTGATGATGTTGAACGTCACCATCTTGCTTACCGGGCTGCCCTGGGGCCTCATCCACTCCGGCTTGCTCTGGAGGGGCAGATAGGAATAGGCGACGTCGCCCTCGCCCTCCGGGTCCTTGATGTAGAGCATAACGCCCTTGATGTAGAAGCCGGTCTCGACACCCACGCTGGTAGCCTGGACCACCACCGTAGCCTCGCCGGTGCCGGTGTTCTCGCACTTGGCAATCATGGCGTCCCCGGCATATTCAACCGGGGCGGTCAGGTCCTCGGCTGCCGTCCCCTCCGGGAGTTCGCCGCTGTCCAGCTCCGCTTTTGTGAACTGGATGCCGCCGCTTCCGGCCATGACTTTACCCAGGGCGGTGTAGCCGCTGTTGAGCAGCACCGCGCCCTCTTCGCTCTCCGCGATGTCGGGAGAGGCCAGGATTTCTCTGTTTGGCATGGTATTACCTCGCTTTCATAGATGCAGTTATCGACACGTCCTCCCACACGGCCAGGCCCACATAGCTGCGGGCGGTTGCCGTGCGGAAAGGGGTTGTCCGGGGTTTCGCCTCAATCTCGTTGTAGATCAGCGCCGGGACCGCGTAGTAGCTCCGGGACCGGGCTGTGTGGTAGGTCCGCAGGAAAACACGGGTCCCGACGCCCGCCGCCGCAATGCGCTTCATCAGTTCCGCTATCAGGGGTGCGGCCTCCAGGCGCTCATAGTCCAGGACAGCTTCATCGACATAAATCCAGATTTTCGCCGGAAACAGCTCTCGGACCTCTATCTCCGATACATCCACGTTGAAGAGCGAGGCCGCAGCGGAGATGATGGTGTCGATGTCACCGCCGGAAAGCAGCGCAATCATCTTGATTTTGATGAGCAGGCGGTAAAAGGTATCATCCGCCCCACCGCGAGCGACGCCGAAGTTGGCCCCGTAGCGGTCCAGGACGGACCCTCTGGCGTTGTCTATGTCATCCCATAGCTTGAGCCGGTCCGCGTTCTCATGGATGATTTCAAGGCCCCAGGCGAGGGTCCCGAATAGGCGTCCGATGTTCGTCTCCATGGGGAGGCTGTGGCGGCTGTTGCGGATGTCTGTCCGGGCGTAGGCCCCGGTCAGGTACTCCAGCATTTGAGACAGGTAGCCGTAGCTCATCAGCTCACCTCCGCGATGGTGATTTTGTCGGTCGAGGTCACGGCCTTTTCCCTGGTGTCAATGACGATATTCTCTTCCCCGTAGTCACTGGCGGTTTCGCTGATGCCCAGGTCGAAGTCCACCACGCCGGGGACAGACAGGATGACACCGGGCAAGGCCATGTAGAGGACGTCTGAGCCGATGGTCAGGCCGCCTCGCACGTCGCCGCCGATGTACTCCACCAGGGCCTCCTTGATGCGGTCCTGCCCATCGCCGGGGAAGTCGCTGTTGGTCTCCAGGTTCTTGATTTGGATATACACGGCAACGGTGGTCGGCCTGGAAAACTTGATATTGATGCTCTGGCCGCTCTTGGCGATGACGGCGATAGAAGAGCTGCCGGAGGTCTGGATGCCTGCCGCCTTGCGCCGGAAGATGGCCTGCGCGATGTCGGCGTCCAGGCCGCCGTAGACGATAGCCTCAATGCTGTGCGGGGGGAGGCCCAGGGCGTCGGTTTCGTCGGTGTCGTTCTCATAGCAGATCGCGGAGTAAACCGCGTCCACGTTCTGCATAATTTCACCGGCGATGGCGTCCGCGTTGACGCCGCCCGCATAGTCCACGGACTGATAATAGCGGTCCCGGAACTCTTCATCGGTTTCCCGGCCACGCCCGCCGTCGATGGCTGCCGGGTTCGTGCAGGCGCTCACGCCGTCCATGGGGTTTGTGATTTCCTTGACTGTCTCGGCGGCCACGTTGTAGTCCGCTCCGGTCTCCACGGCCTGAACCGGCAACGTGACTTTCCCGGTATCGTCGATGCGGCCGGCGGCCAGGACTGCATACTGCAATCCGGCCACGGTGCGGACCAGGAAGCCCACGGGGATAGGAGTACCGGCGGCGCCGGTGAACTCGACGTAGCCGGACGCCTTTTGCGCGGGAAGCAGGGACAAGCCGATGGCTTTCCCCAGGTTGTAGAGGCTGGTCCCTACCGCCGTATCAACGAATCGGCTATTGTAGACATCTTCCATGAGGCTGAACAGGATGTTCAGCATCCATGCGAAAATCCGTAGGAAGATGCCCAGGGGGGACCGGACGGTCAGGTTGGCCTTGCTCCCGAACAGCTCCCGCGCCTTGTACTCGATGGCGTCCAGAAGCTCTACGTAAGTAGGCCGGTGGAAGCCGCGCTCGGTCACGCCCCACTCTTGATTGCTCATGCTGTGCTCACCTCCGTAGTGATGGTATTGCCGCTCTGGAGGCGGCCAGTCACGGAGACCTCCAGGCCCCGGCCCGCAAGCTCATAGTCTACGGCGCTCACTTCGGCAACCTGTGGCTCCTGGAAGACGGCGTTCCGAATTACCTCCGGGATTTCGTCATCCTCCAGCTCGCTCCGCTTCTTGCCCATGATGCGCTCGTACTCTGTGCCGTGGGTGGGGTCAAAGGGGAACTCCCCTCGGTAGACCTCCAGCGTCAGCCGGACGGCCTGGGCGGTGGTATCATCGCCCGATACGGTCTCCAGCACTCCGGCGTCATCGAGGATGAGGTCTCTGCTTTCGGGGTCAATTTTAAGGGTCCAGTTATCTTGCATATCTCACCCTCCGATCAGAACGTCCCCGCTGCCAGCGGAGACGGCCCCGGTGCCATTGTGGGCGGCCAGGGCGTCACCGATGCGGGCGGCGGGCTTTCCGTTGATGAAGACGCTTCCGCTGCCCTGGGCGATGCTCCCTTGGCTGCTCCCGCAGCAGGCGTCATTTTCGGTCGTGGTGCTTCCGACGTAGGCCGCCGGTTGTCTGTTGATGAAAACGTCCCCGGAGCACCCGCCGGAGATCGTTCCCGTGATAGGGAGGGGACCGTGTGGGGTGGCGTGTCCGTTGTGCTCCCCCGCTGTGGTGCCTTGTATGGCGTCCCCTTGCCGTGCGGCTCCAGGCATAGCGCATACCTCCCTCAGTTCAGGTTGACGGTGCCGCCGCTTGTGGTGAGGTCGCCCGTGATGGTGACATTTCCCTTGATGGCGATGCCGCTTGGTGAGATGGACAGGTACACGCCGCCGTCGGATGTCCCCAGGCTCAGGGACCCGGCGGGGTGGCCGGATATGGAATTGCCTCCGGTGCGGATGCCGCCCACAAAGACAGCATCATCCCCGCTGTGCAGGCGCTCGGTGTTAGGGTCTGCCTCCGCGCCTCCGGCGATAACGGCGTCACTGTCCCGGTCCAGGTAGACCACCACGCCGATATCCCCGGCCTTGTAGACAGGACGGATGACAAAGCCGCCCCCGTAGATGGTAGCCACGGGGACGGCCAGGACCGGCGGCTTGGTCTGGAATGTGTCTTCGTCGGGATAACGGGTGATCGGCTGAACATCGACGGTCAAGGCCGCCTCATCAAAGGCAAGGACCTTTACAACGTCCGCAACGCAAAGGCCCGCCGCGTCCGCCTGTTTCTTGGCGTCCTCATAGGCTTGCTTTCGGTTTTGTCTCGGCATGGCAAGGTCCCTCCTTTACGCCGGTTTCATTTCGATGGTGGTTTTCCAGTTGCCTTTCGGTGTTCCGGTGTGCTTGCCCTTGGCAACGATGAAGCGCCCGTTGAGGCTCTGAGACTGGATGACAACTTGCTCAGCCGGTCCGATATGGTAATTGAGCAGGCACTCGCGGGTCACATAGTTGCCCTCTTCGCTCTTGGTGGCGCTGCTTTTCTGGCTGTCGCTGCCCACGGCTATGACGGTTTCCTCAACCTCATTCCCGGACAGAAGCAATCCGCTCTGAGGGGTGAGGACCAGGCCGTTTGCGATGCCCTTAGTCGGGTCATTGATGAAGACGCTCCCGTTGCGTATGAGGAACCGGCTCTTGCAGTCGTTCACCACAATGCGCTTGAGTTCGTCCTTTACCTTGCCGTTGCACACCAGGCCCCGGTCATAGAC